CACTTCTCCGAGTGTCTGAAGACAAAATAACAGGTCTGAAGTTAGAAGACCGCATTGAACATTTGAAAGAGGTAGTTAAATCAGATGACGTTCCACCTAGATGCTATGACCCAATCCCTGAGGGCAAAAGCGGCAACCTTACTCTTCCGGTTGGTTGTTCTTATTGCTCCCACAAATTTAACTGTTACGATGACGCCAACGGCGGAGTCGGCCTACGTACGTTCCTCTACTCCACAGGCCCCAAGTATTTGACCCACGTTGAGAAGGAACCAAACGTAATGGAGGTGACCTTTGCTCAAAGGGTTTGAGGATGCTGGTGAAGTCTGGATCGTAATGAACATGCAAGAGGGTTGGCCTGAGTCGGTCTTCGTGGATGAGGAGTCTGCCGAAGAGGCGGTAAGACAACTCCAAGAGGAGAACCCAGACGAGTTCTTTAAGATCGTGTTTAGCGACATGTGTAGATTTGTAGATATTGGTGATGTAGAAGAGGACGATTGGCTTTGAGTAAAATTATTGGATTCCCCGGCAAACCAGAAGAACCTAAGGGCCCCCCAATGGGGTTCTATCGCGTAAAGACCCTTAGCAACCCTGAGGGGGTCATGCACTATGGGTATCTGATTGTCACGGGAACCTTCGTGGGTATCACAGATCAGGACTCCAACCTGACGTACATCAGCCCCATTGACAAAGTGGTGGAGGTAGCCCGCGAATCGTTGGACACCTTCGAGGCACCAGTGCACTAGATGCGATCTGGATTTGAACGGACTTTGGCGGCTCAGCTCAAGCGACTTAAGGTTGACTATGAGTATGAGTCGCTGAGTCTCAACTACACAATCAGTCATATATACACACCGGATTTCGTAATTGCTAACGGGGTGATCATCGAGGCCAAGGGGAAGCTTGATCCCCAGACGCGCCAAAAGATGTTAGCCGTTAAGGCCCAGCACCCAGAGCTAGATATTCGGTTTGTCTTTATGCGAGGAGAAAACAAACTGAGTAAAGCATCAAAAACAACATACATGGACTGGGCTAAGAAACACGGCTTCCCAGCAGCAGATGGGGAGATTCCAGTAGAATGGCTAAAACACACCTCGTAATCCCCGACTCACACGCACACCCTGACCACCACAACAAACGATACGAGTGGTTGGGACAGCTTATCGTAGACCTCAAGCCCGACGTTGTAGTTGACATTGGTGACTTCTGGGATATGGCAAGCCTGTGTTCGTACGACAAAGGTACGAAGAGTTTCGAGGGACGACGATACAAGAAGGACATCGAGGCGGGTCTTGATGCCCAAGAGAAGATGTTCGCCCCGATCCGCAAAGCAAAGAAAAAGAGGCCACGATTTGTACGAACCCTTGGAAACCACGAACATCGAATCCAACGAGCCATTGATCGAGACCCCATCCTCGAAGGAACCATCGGCCTATCTGACCTCCAGTCTAAAGATTACGGGTGGGAACAGTACGGATTTCTTGAGCCTGTGGAGATCGATGGTGTACTCTATCAACACTACTTCACCTCTGGGATCATGGGGCGGCCCATTAGTGGTGAACGTCACGCGCACTCTCTCATCCTTAAGCAGCTTACTTCCTGCACCCAAGGACACTCTCATCTCTTTGACTATTGTGTCCGATCTGACGGACGTGGACGAAAGATACACGGATGTGTGGTTGGAGTATATCAAGATTATGATGCCGACTTTGCAGGACCGGCTAATAAGCTATGGAACCCCGGAGTTGTCATTAAACGTGAAGTTGAAAACGGGTCGTATGATGTTGAACATGTGTCCCTAGCGAGGTTAAGAAAAGAATATGGACGATGACTTCCTTCTCTTGGCTTTGGAGGAAAAGCTGGAACCGGCTGAACTGGTGGAGATTTTAGAACTAGAGATGGTGGACCTGTGGGACGCCTTCTACGAGGTCATCACCAAGACAAAACGAGCAGAAGTATTTGACGCCCTCCGACTCGATTGACGCTATTAGCCCAGATCACTATAGTCGCTATAAAACCCAGCCGATAGACTTCATATCAGAAGCACTAGGGCCGGGTTTTATTGTCGGTAACGTAATCAAGTATGTTCTCCGCTACGATGCCAAGAATGGAGTGGAGGATGTACGTAAGGCTAAGCGATACTGTGAGATGCTTATCAACCACCTAGAGGGGAGATTACCTAGTGCCGAGTCATGATTACATGAAAGCTTGGTTTGAAGCCTTGGATAATGTTATGAACTATATTAATAGTCTAGATACGTCCAACATGACGGTAAAAGAATTTAGAAGCGATCTTTATTCTTATTTAACAGGAAGCAGACCAAGGAACTATCCCGGTGAAACTACGTAACCCCTTTGCCGAGTCCCTTCGGACCACCTATCGTAAACGTACAATTGAAGACAAAAGAAAAAAGGAAAACCGGAATTGGATGACTACCAGAAGTTTATTGCAACAAGCCGCTATGCACGATGGCTGGACGATGAAGGAAGACGAGAAACTTGGGACGAAACTGTCGAGCGATATACGGACTTCTTCAGCCAACGACAGCTAATTACTGAAGTCGAGGCGGACGAACTATACTGCTCTATTGTAGACCTACAAGTCATGCCCTCCATGCGTGCCCTGATGACGGCGGGCCCAGCGCTGGAGCGGTGCAACGTGGCGGGCTACAACTGTTCGTACCTACCCGTGGACAGCCCCCGATCCTTTGACGAAGCCATGTACATCCTGCTTTGCGGCACGGGTGTCGGGTTCTCGGTGGAGCGGGACAGCGTGACGAAGCTGCCCGAGGTGCCAGAAGTGTTCGAAGCCGCGGACTATGTTATCCGGGTCGAGGACTCCAAGGAGGGCTGGGCCAAAGCACTACGGCTGGTCATTGCCCAACTGTACTCGGGCTACACCCCTGAGTGGGACCTGTCGGATGTCCGCCCCGCGGGGGCCCGACTGAAGACCTTCGGGGGACGTGCCTCAGGACCAGCGCCTCTGGACGACTTGCTCAACTTCACCGTCAACAAGTTCATGGGGGCTCGGGGCCGCAAGCTTAACTCCCTTGAGTGCCACGACATCATGTGCAAGATTGGCGAGGTGGTTGTCGTCGGGGGCGTTCGTCGGTCGGCCATGATTTCTTTGTCTAACCTCCAAGACGACAGGCTTCGGGGGGCCAAGCAAGGGAACTGGTGGCAAGACACAGCCTATCGGGCCCTGAGCAACAACTCGGTTTGCTACACTGTCAAGCCCGACATGGGGACCTTCCTGAAGGAGTGGACGTCTCTCTACGAGTCTAAGTCGGGGGAACGGGGCATCTTTAATCGCCAAGCGTCCGAGAAACAAGTCCTTAAGAATGGGCGTCGTGAAGGTGGCCACCAGTGGGGTACCAACCCCTGCTCTGAGATCATCCTTCGACCCTATCAATTCTGTTAATAAGATAGCAGAAGTAAAACTAGGTGAATTGCTGGGAAGCCTAAGGGGAGACCTATGGTAATCAGCAGCCAAGCTTCTATTTTGTACTTGACTTCGTTTACAGAATTTGGTATAATATAGATAGAAGGTTCAGAGACTATCCCGTAAGGGAGTACACTCAAGTGAGTGGAAGCGCCTAGCCCCTACAAAGGGTGATGATATAGTCCGAGCCTTATGGAAACATAAGGAAGGTTTACTTTGATAAATCGTGAAGGTTACTACGTAGGTAAGTTTGATAGAGAATGTACTAAGTGTGGTATAGTCTTTAAGAAAACTAGCAAAACAGTTACACTATGCCCTAGCTGTAATAGTGAACGTGTTAAGAGCTCAAAAACAACAGAGAGAAAACTCTGGGAACGTGCCCGAAACCGTGCTAAACTATCTGGTTTAGAGTTTACAATTACACTTGAAGATATAGAATTACCACCTACATGTAAATACCTAAACATACCTTTGAACGTTCATTCCGGCTCATCAGGTGGGAAATTTGATAGCCCATCTCTTGATCGTATTGACAACTCAAAGGGTTATATCAAAGACAACATACAGGTTATAAGCCACTTAGCTAACGTAATGAAAGCTAGTGCAACCAAGGAGCAATTAAAGATGTTCTGCAACAGTATGTTGAAAGACCTTGGCCAAGACTAACGATCTTGGTTTAACATAGCTGAATCTAAGTGAGGTAGTGGTACGAGCCGATGACACCGAAGAAACCCTACGAGACAAAGTGGAAGCCGCAACTATCCTCGGAACACTACAGTCTACTCTTACGAACTTTAAGTACCTGCGTAAAATCTGGACAAAAAACACGGAAGAGGAGCGCCTACTTGGGGTATCTTTAACAGGTATCTTTGACAACCTAGAGCTTATTAAGACACCGGGTCTACTGAGACGTTTGAAACAGGCGGCCATTGACGTCAATAAGGTGTGGGCTGCCCGTCTAGGTATTCCACAATCTACTGCCATAACCGCCGTGAAACCTAGCGGCACAGTCTCCCAGCTCGTTGATTCGGCCTCAGGTATCCACCCCCGATGGAGTGAGTACTATATCCGAACAGTTCGTGGAGACAACAAAGACCCCATTACCCAGTTCATGAAGGACCAAGGGATTCCCTCTGAGCCAGACGTCATGAAGCCAGACCAGACAACTGTCTTCTCGTTTGCCCAGAAGGCACCAGTGGATGCGGTTACTAGGGAGGACTTGACTGCTATTGAGCACCTTGAACTTTGGAAGTTTATCCAAGATGAGTGGTGTGAACACAAGCCTTCCATCACAGTTAACGTTCGTGAGGACGAGTGGTTTGAGGTTGGTGCTTGGGTCTATGAGAACTTCGATAGCATCTCGGGTGTGGCCTTCTTGCCGTACTCAGAGCACACGTACAAACAAGCCCCCTATCAGGAGGTTGACTTTGAGACGTGGATAGCTGCTTATGGAAAAATGCCCAAACACATCCCGTGGTCTAAGCTGTCCGAGTATGAGACAACAGACCAGACCAAGTCGTCCCAGACGTTTGCGTGTACCGGAGACTTCTGCGAGATCGTGGACATCACCTAACAAAAAGCCCCCCTAAAGAGCAATCCTTAGGGGGGCTTCTTTTTTATTCAGCCGGAGCAGGCGGCTTAGAGACACCTGCAACAATTGCCGACACACCAGCAATCAAAGACAGAACACCATCCACCACGGCGGGCTGGGAGGTAATGTCAGGAAGTGGCGTGGCTGCTGCTACCATAGATACTACGGCAACAAACATTGCAATCACCGACCGTTGTTTAAATAGACTCAACATTAGCGGTATACCTTTCTACTGAGTTCAAAGTGGGGCCCATCTCTGAATGTAACCCAATCGCCGCCCCACACGATTGGTACCTTTTCGAGCTTAGCTGCCTGTTTTACCACGGCGGCCACTCTCTTATACTGTTTAAAGTCCCAAGTGCCGACCCCCTTGACAGACACAAAGATGTCCACAGCGTGGCCCGTGATGTGTCGTGAGTTCAGGGTGCGGGTGGCTCCTTGGCGCTTCAGTTGTTTTTGTCTTTCCAACGTACGTAAACCCTCGGTGACTCGGAAGTCAAGGTCCGCGGGAAGTAACGTAAGGGTTCGACGCATTACCCGTACTAGGTCGGGATGCACCCCCTTTAGGTTGGACTCGGAAACTTTCCCAAATACTTTCATTATGGATAATGTCCTTTTGCATATTGGATGGCGGCTCGGATGTCTTGGTAGGTCCACTTACGCATCCCATAGAAGTGTTGGAATAACTCCTCGGGGTCGTAAATCTTCTCACGTGTCATCCGAGTCCGGATCAGGTTAATTAGATGTCTCATAAGGGTTCTGCCCATTCTCTACCCAAATCTTAGCGTTAACAATCTTACGCACAATATCTGGGTTGTTCAGGTCGAGTGGTGTATCCTTAGGAAGACCTGTACGTCTCACCACTTGGTTGATGTAAGCTCCCGTGTTGTTCTCCGAGGGTGGTGCCCAGCGATTAACAATCTTCTCGATGGTGTTGATTCCACGTGAACCATAACTCTTTACTAGGTTCTCTGCTGCTCGGAAACCCTCCTCGGGGGTATCGAAGATGGCAAACCTACCGTCACCCTTTGTGGCTCCCTGACGGCGGGCATAGGTCCCAAACTCAATGTTACCGGGATTGTTGTTACGAATACCGCGGGGCTTGCTTCTGTCTACAGCCTCTTGACGTTGTTCGATGTTGATTTCAGAGCTGGCTTGGGCTGCCTTGTTGAACGCCACTGACGCATCCTCAAATTTCTGGGCCGCCGACTTCTCCTCTTTGATTGCTGTCTTCAGTGATTCTGGTGTCTTACCAGTTGCAAAGAACGTCTTAGCCTCCTCAAAGGATACCTTCGTACCTCGGAAAGTTGGGTCCAGCTCTCTCATTGAGGCCATATTACCTACTAAGTTATTCAACGTATTAGCCAAAGCCGTCGCCTCTTTTCCACTTGGAGCAGAATCTCCTGTAGCTTGCCCAGCAGAGCCGAAGACAATAGTATTAAGGCCGCGAGAATTCTTAATAGATGCCTGTAGTTTAGCTTGGTCAGTTACCACCTCATAGCGGGTTGTACGTGGATTAAACGTTACGTTGTAGATACCACCTTTAGAAGCCTCTTGGATAAGTTTACCCGATCCATTGATGAGTTGCATACTGGAGATGTTCACGCTGTTGGCCAACGCCCGCGCCTCATCTTCGTAACCCGGCACTTGGGCCAGACGAAGAACAGCAGAGGCTACCATTGGACGACCACTAGAACCACCTGCCGTGAGGGCTTTTGTAGCATTGATGAAGCTTGGGAGTGTAACAGTAGAGGGTTGGACTGAGGTGGCCACAGCATTTGAGGTTCCCGCTAAGGAGTTCACAAAGGCGTTGTAGTTGACTAGGCCCCCGCCTGTGTTAACAATAGCTTGGGCGTGCTGAGCCGTAGACGCCATTAACTTCGGTATTGCTTTACGCTGTTGTTCAGGATCGAGGTCCTCCAGCTTAGCGGTGCCCCCTAATAGTAGAGCGAAGTTACTGGCTGCCAAAGATGCTTGTTGACCTTGCCGAGTCTGTACTCCAGTAGCAAGTTGTTGACGAAGGGCCTCCATTTCTTCCTTAGGGATAATCGACGAGATGTTACCACCCGACACAGCATCCACAAGGTTGGCTTGGCCAAAGATTTGTGAGTAGTAGTTCCACATTGGGAACGATTGAGCCTTAGACAAACCAAGTGAGGTCTCAAACATCTTGAGGGCCTCCATACGCGTCTTGACCACCGAGGCATCACCAGTTACCAAATCGTCCACAGCTTGGAGCTGCTTGTCAATCAGGTCAATTGTTTTCTGATAAACATCAGATGGAACATTAGGACCCATTTGCTGGATGATTCGAGACTTAGCTGTTTGTAGGCTTTGACGAGCAAGGGGCACAGACTCAGTAACAAACTTCTGGAACTGGTCCGGAGTGCGGATAGCATTAGACAAAGAGACAAGAGAAGTGACGGTGGAGTTGCTAAGTTCGTCTGTAATCTTATAGGCTGAAGACATAGCAACATCCCCAAACTCTTGACGGGCCGCGTTACGTGTCTTCTCATCGATGCCCGCCGTCTTTTCAGCCAGCTCTAGCTTCTGCTTAGCACGTTGGAAAGTATCATTCTCCCGGAGGATGGTTGTACCCACACGAACTGTAGCAGCCACATCAATGGTACCATCAGCAGAGAACACAGTGGCCCCAACAGCACCAGCAGCATCTGTGGCCGACTTAATGGCCGCCCGCTCTTGATCCTTGACAAAGCTTTCCGCATCTCGAGCCGCCTCAATGGACCGCACAAAAGGGTCGTCCACCCCACGGTCCTTGAGAGCGGCAGCAAACTCGGAAGCTTTATCTGGATTGGCTCCTACGTACCTGTCGATGATGTTACGGGTTTGCAAGTCCACAACCGACTGTGACACACGACCTTGCACCAGAGCCTTACGGACCTTCTCAATCTTAGCCGTAGCCGCCTCACCCTCAGGGCCCAAGGTACCCCCGTTGATTGTGATTTGCTCAACGGGTTCCCCATAGATAGTCTGTTCTGGGCGTTGCATGTTCTCAAGGGTGCGGGAATTGTGGTCCCACATAAGACGTGCTGCAAAGTCCTTAGCCTCAGCTTCCCCCTTGCGTTGATCGAAGTCCCAGATACTCCGCTGTTCACTAGCTATGGCCCGTTGCTCTGCCCGATCTTGGCGGGCGTTGTCCAGAGCACGTTCCTGAGACGCTTGGGCCCGAGCGGCTGCCCGAGTTTGTTCGTCCATTACGTCCGAGAACATACCCGCCACACGGTTGAGTCCCGCAAACACGTTGGTATCTGAGGCCGGAGTAGCAATAGGTCTAATAGTCCCTTGAGGGGTTCCAATATCAGCGGTTAGCGCCATCTGTTTCTTCTCTCGCTTCTTGTTCAGCTCTTTGCTTTTCCATACGCTCTACGTAGGTTTCATAGATGCTGCTGTCTACATTCTTCTGTGAACGCTTGAGTGCGTCCTTCTTGATGTCCTCAGGTAGTAGCCTGATAAACGTATTGATCTGTTGTTCAATGTCTTCCCGATTATCCGGTTCATTTACCCATCTGGTCCGATAGTTCATGATTACCTTAGACGCATCAAGGATGGCTTTCTGTCTTCCCTTTTGGTTCATGGATGCCGCTTCAAGGGCGTTCAACTGACCCGGCCTGAAGCCGAACATCTGGGCCACCCCATTGATGGGTGGAAGATCAGACAAAACAGTACTGCCCTTGGACGTAATCAAAGTCCCGTATTGGAGGATCATAAGACCTTTAAGGACGTTCCCGATTGTAGAGACTTCCCCCGCGACCTTAGTTAGGGATGCCTCGGTAAGGGGCATTTCCTCTGAGCCCGCCTCAGCTATTGCGTACTTGGCCACAGCACCGAGGGACCCCAAGACGCCCGACCCAATTGAGTAGGTAGGACCCCCGAGGAACTCGACCACACTTGTGGGCCCGAACTGGGACAGCCCGAACAGCTCCTTAACTTGGTCAGTCAGGAAGCTACCAGTACCGATGCGCCGACCGATTTCAATGTCAGCCCCCGTCATGTAGTATACACCAGCGTCGATAAAGCCACGCTCTAGTACGGCCCACCCGGTTCCCGGATCAGGGGCGTCCCCAGTAAGGGCTTTGTAACCCTCAGCAAACAAACCTGCCACGGGAACACCGTAAGCACCAGACAACCCAAATTGCATAAGACCCAAACGAATCTTCTGTGAAGGGGTGAACTGCTTACCTACAAGGGCTTCCATCATACGCATATTGTATGCCCAGAACTGGGTGGGAATAGACATAAGACCCCGTTGCCAAGATGCCGCCGACTCCCGTTTCATACTTAAGCTATAGTCCTCAGCCCGCATTGCCACGTACGCATTGCGCTCGGCTTTAGAGGCAAACTTCTGGCCACGGGCTTCCCGCCACGCAATGCCATAGGCCACGCTTTGGTTCATCTCCTCAGCCATGTCTAGGAATACACGACCGTTCTCCCGAAGTCGGGATATGCCGGTGGTGAACCCATCCATAGCTGCGTGAGAACCGTGGTCCCCAATAAGCTGGTTGGTGTTCTTTACTTTGTCTGTACCTGAGCGGGCGAAGTCATCGATAAACTCGATCATCTCATCCGCAGACGAAAATCCAGATACTTTCCACATCTTCTCTGCAATAGGTTTTACAAACTCTGGCTTAAAGTTCTTGTAAGCAAGAGCTCGGATTACAGGCATTGCTTGGAACGCTTGAAGACCAAACTTGGGACTAAGAGACATTGTAGAGAACATAGTGGTAGCCTGTAGGACAAGCTGACCCGGATTAAAGAAACCCAACTTAAGGTCGTACGCCCAACCCTTCAGGTATTGCAAGGGGTCCTTAGTGGTGGCCCAAGCAACAATCTTAGCAGCCTCGTTACGGATGCCCGCTGTGTCGGACCCATTGACCCACTCCACCAATTGACGCCCAAGGCGTTCGGAGGACAAGTCAGCTGGGGTTTTCCACCCGAGGTTACGCTTGATGATCTGGCGTTGGGCCTCTAGACCGTCCCGAACCGTGGCACTCAAGGAGTCGTCCCGGAACACCCCGTCTTGGAAGATACGGTAAGGTGTCAGGTCCCCGCGGAGGTCCTCAGTGTTGAGGTACTTGCGAGCTGAGGTGACCCAACGCTCAACGGAGGCCATACGGTATTCATTCCAGCCAACTAGGCGGGCCACGTTACTGAGGGCCATGTTGATGCTCTCAAAGGCATCCAGAGTTGGGGCGTTGTTACCGTAGAAGTCAGGCAAGTGATCGCCCTTCTTCGAATAGTACATACGTCCCGTATCCTCAAGGAACCCGTTGAACCCTGAGGCATCTTCGTCTACATATTGCAAGACGTCTTTGTACTCAGAGTACTTACTAGGCTTCTCACGGTTGTACAGGGCCTCAAACACTTCGTCTTTATCGATGCGCCCCTTGGCAATGTTCTCTAGGAACTCCTCGCCATTCAGGCCACCGATGTTCTTGAACAAGGCATCTAGGGTTTCAGCATCTGCGGACTCCTCTCGAACAAGACGCAGGGCCTCGTTGAGTCGCTTGGCCATCTCAGCTGCCTCAGCAGGGGTGGCGGGGTTGGCAATCGTCAGGGGGTTCACCAAAGACTTGGTCCCGTCTGGTTGTTTGATCCACCGTGCTTGCTTGATAAAGTGCGGGTTCTCATACATACGGTGGCCACCGGGTCGATACTGAAGTTGATCGAATCTTAGGTTTTCATCGATCACGTTGTCTGCCTTAGCCAACAGGGTCTTGTAGGTCCACCCGTTGATCTCAACACCGTTACCTTCAAGAGTAATAAGCTTGTAACCTTGCTCCTTGAGAGAGGCCCATTCCTTATCGCTGATTACCTTGCCCTTCGTAAAGGCTTGGCCCGTACTGAGGTTGTAGGTAATGGTGCGTGGTTTGGTGTTTAGATTATTGTCTACAAACGCATTGACGCGATCCAGCTTGATACCCTTGAGGACCTTCTTGGTGGAACCTTCAGTGGTGTTGAAAGACACAGACCTAACCCCACGCACAACCTTATCGTTGTACATGACGGAGTTGCGTAGGTAGTATTCGAAGTCGTTGAATTGGCGTAGGGTATTGTATGTCTTCCACTCGTTATCAGTGGCACCTCGGTTGTACGCACGTTGCATCAGCTCGTCGTATTGTTCACGACTCCACCAGACACCTTTGTTCTCACCGATCTTCCAGACTTGACTTACAGACTCCTTCTCCCATGCCTTAACGCCCTTCAGTTGCTCTTGGAGATACTGGGTGGCATTGTTCATGATGTTGGAGGTCTTGTTTCCGGACTGGCGGGCAAGAGCAAACATACCGGGGTCTTCGATCTGACGGGCACCCAGAAGCCACGCCACCACGGAGTTGTTACCGTGTACGTGCAGGGGGTTGCTGATGAACCCAGCTTCGGGCATATCTACAATAGCTCGAGGATAGAACAGGCCGCTTGTGTCTTTTACAGCGCCAGCTTTGGCACGTTTACCCTTCTTAGGGGCTTCCGCAACAACAGCAGCCGCTTTCTCGATTATCTCTCCATTCCCAAAGCCAATAGTCTCAAGGTACTCACGGGCAGC